TTCGTTCGGCTTAAGTGCTACGAGTTTGCCTCCCACAATCCGCTGAAGCTCTGTGGGATCGCTTCCATCGGGGCCGGATGCCATTGAGGGCAGGCTGAAGTCGCCGCTCTCATCCAACTCTCCGCGCTCGGTTTTCAGCACCCTAGCAATGTCGGCGTTGTCCTTTACCGCGTGCTTCTCCAAGGCCAGCAGCTCCATCTCGTCGATGATGTGGTTGATGGAGTGCTGGAGCGTGGGTGCATGGCGGATCGCTGTGGCTGATTCAGGTTCAAACACATGAAGCACCGAGTCTGCAGGCAGATCCCGAACTCCTCCTCCGTCCTCGATAGTGCGATAAAACGTAGGGGCTCCGAACGCATCAACCCCAACCCCATCATGGGATGCAGCGGAACCTGCAAGATCTCCGATTCGGTGGGACTCGATAAGCTGCAAGCGAGGGCGTCCATCGGCTCCCCGGGTCTTATGAACGAAGTATTCTCCGTCCACGTCCATGGCGCGGCAGATGATGGACTGACATTCCTCAAACGAAAACCGGTTCGTCACCTCGCAACGCGCAGCCCACCGGCCGAAATACTCCTCAGCCTGCTTGTTCCAAAGCGGATCTCCAGACTGGGCCTGCGGCTTGATGCCGTCACCCGTCGAGTAGATGGCCATGTTCCCAACCAGCTCCCGAACAAAACCCGAGTTCTTGTGCAGGTAGCGCGAGCGTCGCACGAGTTCCCGCCGGACTGCGGGCGATAGATCCCGTTTGCCGTCCTGCGGAGGCACACCCGGTACACGGTTCCTGCGCTGGGAGTAGTTGGCTCCTTCATAAGCCGACCACCACGCCTTCGGGACTAGTACAGGCGGCAGGAAGCGGAGCGCATACCGTACAAGCGGGTTCATAAGGGCAGAAATGTGGATACTCCGGACTGTGCTGTCCGGCGTCGCGCTCCGTAGGTTTCAGGGTCAAGTGTTCGCAGGGCAAAGGCGCATTCATCGAGCACCTCTTTGACCGGCATCGCGAATTGGCGTGTTGCGTTCGAGCCTCCGTCCGCCCAGCTCATGAGCGTTTTGCCCTCCATGAGCATCTCCTTGGCCTTGCTCTGAATCAGCACGACCTCAGCGATGGTGAAGCCAACAACGAATAATCCCTGCGCCATGCTCGAGGTGGTGTGTCAACGGGGGCTAAGATGCCAGATGCGCTGCCCCACCGATGATACGGTAATCGACAACGATCTTCCCGATCGCCAAAGGAGCAAACTCCCTGAACGCAGCAACCGTCAGATCAATCCCGTGACCGGTTCCGGGAGACGGTCCCAGATCAATCACAGGCATCGAGATCCTTTTGTCGATGTGGGTGACTTCCACCTGTGTTCCCCACGGCAGGCGTGGGATCGGTGAACCGACACACGGCCCAAAGTTCATCGGCAAAGCACATGCGACGATCTCCGGGCGTTTAACCGTACTGATACCGCTTGCAGTTTCGCCGTTGTCCTCCGGGTCGTTAGCTCCTCCAAACCACGTCGCCACGGTCTGGCGCACCACCAGATCTGCTCCGTCCACCTCCACGACAAACTCAAACCGGGGATCGTCGCTTTTCACAGTTCGAGGTTTACCGAACCCGAACCACTTTTTAAGCCACGCAATCACGGTTAGCGCGAAGGAGGCCGAACCGAAGCAGCGGCATTGTTGAGCCCAGTGGCTATGTGTTCGGTGATCGTAGCGGCATTTTTCTCTCCCGCACGCGAGAGGGCGTCTGCTGCCACTGTCCGAAGCTGGCCCGCAAGCGTCTGCCACTGCGTTCCATCGTTGGGACTCCATATCTTCACGATCTTTTCCACATCCTCCGATGAGACGACCGTACTACCGTTTTCCCGTAAGCCCGCTGCCACTGAATCGAGGAAGTCAGCTTTGAATCCCTTGTCTGCCTCGTCCGTGGCAACAGCAAGCAGAACTCGGCTCGCCACCTCAAGTGCCCGTTGCTCCACGACTCGAACAGTGGCGTTCCATTGCTGCTGGTGGGCGGCAACCCAACTGCACGCTGTAAACCCCAGCAGCGACAACGAAGCCGCTATGATAAGGGCTGGAGTATTCTCTCCAGCCAGAGGTCTGCCTGAATCACCCTTGTCATGAGGCAAGTTCCCGCCCGTGACCTGCTTATCTTTGGCCGCGTAGGCAAAGGTACCGCCGGAAACAACAGCGATCAGTCCTGCAATCCCAGTGATCGATTCACGCACATGCTCGGGAAGGAACGCGATGAGCTTTGGATTCATCGCAATGGCAGAAGCCAATACCGTAATCCAGCCGGTGACAGTCGTGCGCCAGTTAGCGCCAAGAAAGGTGGTCATCATTCCCCGGCCTCCGTGTCAATCTGGGTAGAGCTTGCGAACTCGCCGCTAACATCGATCTCCACCCCATCGCGTACTCGCAATACCGCTCGGTCTTCCCCGAGACTCAGCCAGCGCTTTACGATCACATCACAGTAGGCGGGGGAAATCTCCAGCCCGTAGACCCGCCGTCCCAACTGTTCGCCCGCAATCAGCTGGCTTCCACTGCCACTAAACGGCTCGTAACACAGTCCGCTCCTCTTGGTGTGCTGGCGCATGGCGATCGCAAAGCACTCCAGCGGCTTTGGCGTGGGGTGATCCGGCCGCTCATCATTGTTAAGCCCCTCAATCTCCCAGACGCTCCGCTCGTAGTCGCCAGTCTCCCGGGGTGGCTTGTTGCCCTTGAGCCACCCCATAAAGCACGGTTCGTGTGCCCAGAGGTACCAGGAGCGGGTCAGTATCGGTCGATTCGGTTTGGCCCAGATGATTTGTTGGTGAACAAACGCGCCGTTCTTCTCCCACGCATCCTCCACCATCCTCTGCCTGCGGCTTGCGTGCCAACAGTACCACGCAGCCGCTGGCTCAATCGCCTCGGCAATGGCTACCTTGATGAAGCGGTCATAGAGGTCGCAGTTTCGCTCATCATCGGCTTCATCCCACGTTGCTCCGTAGGTTTCGCTCCAGTCGGTGTTTTTCGTCGAAGTAGATCCGGGATGATTCGTGCCGTTGTAGCCGACCAGATAAGGCGGATCGGTTGCGAAGAGGATCGCCCGCTCGCCATTCATCAAACGCCTGACATCGTCCGCATTGGTTGAGTCACCGCAGAGCAACCGGTGGTTGCCGAGCAGATACAAGTCACTCGGCCTCGTAAGTGGATGAACCGGAGGCGGGGTGACTGTGTTTCCAGTCTCCTCCTTAGTTTCGAGGCGATCGAGTAAATCGTCGAGTGAGTCCTGATCAAAGCCCGTGAGATCGAGGTCGATCTGGCCATCGAGTTCTTTGAGCAACGCTTTAAGAGCGTCGTCGTCCTGTTCAGCCAGTTCAGCAATGCGGTTGTCCCCGATCAGATCCGCCCACTCCGCAGCCTCGTTCTCGTAGTTTTGAAAGTCCACGGGCACACGCTCGGATTCCAGAAGTTTCGCCGCTTCGAGCCTGCCATGGCCTTTCACCACAAACCCGGAGCGCGAAGACACCACAATCGGGGAGCGCCATCCTTGAGCGCGGATGATTTTGGCGAGCAGCTTAATTTGGTTTTCCGGATGGCGATTCGGATTACGGGGATTGGGTACCAGCTTCTCGATATCGACGAGTTCGGTGTGAGCGCAAAAAACAGCGGGATCGGTCATGCCCACACGCCAAGTGTCAACGACTTGCTTTGACACTTTTGCAGCATTGATAGGCCACACGCAACCCGTGTGCCTGTTCTCCATAAATAGCTCTATTCCATGCAACTAAATATCGCGGAATCCGCTCCAATTCACTTCCAATCACTAGCCATATCGAGGCTGTATGGCGTCGCAATGAAAACGCTCAACAAACCACGCAAACCCGCTTCAAAGAACGCATTGGACGCCTTCACACACGAGGTTGGAAGCGCCAGAGAACTGGTCACGCTAATCCGCCGCTTCCTCGACGAACACATGGAAACAGCACCAGACGAAGTGAACTGGGCCAACGTCGGGGACGCCGCACGCATCCGGGCAGGACTCCAAGAGATCGCGCAGACCTTCAACCTGAACTGAACCAAACCATGAGCGCAAAACCCCAACCTCCTGCTCACCCCGCCAGCGAACTCATCGCAGAGATCGCACGCCAGATTCTGCTGATCGAAACACTCGAAGAACGCCGCATGGACAGCCTCGACTTCCATGAGGTGGCCGTCTGGCAGGTTCAAAAGGCTTTGGAAACTGCCTTCGACGCTGGCCGCAAGAGTCGCAACAAACGCACCCCCAAACCAAAGACGGCATAGGTCTATGAAACACAGCAAAAGCACCCCAAAGGATAGTTCTTCCCAACCTTCAGAACCTGCAAGTGAAACAAAACAAGCTGGCCGCAAAAATAAGATCCTCGGTTTTTCGGCCTGTGCGGTAGCCAAGGCACTGGGGCAAGCCGGGATCAAACTCGAGGAAGCCGACCAGATTCTGCGCAGGCAAGGAGTGGAGATGAGCCGCGCAAGCCTATCAGTTCAGCTCGGCTTCGGGCGCAACGAAGCTACTTGGGAAAAGCGGGGCGAACCAGCTCCGCTCACTGAAGCGCAAATAGCCGAACTGCGGCAGGCAATCGGTCAATAGGCCTACTCATCCGCAGGCTCTGGCTCCTGCACTGACTCGCGGCCAATGATCTTGAGCATCGTGGCTGCTGCCACCTGCATACATTCGCAATCCCACAGGTGATTGGCGCGATGGCCGATCTGGAGCCAGATCCATTTGCCCTTTTCCTTCACCCGGTGCTCGCTCTCCATCTGCGTGAGATAGTCCTCCGGCACGTTATCAGGCACCTCCCAAGTCACCCCATTCGCCGGGTCCTGATTGCGACGCAACCGTGCAAGGCTGTCCTTGATGTTCAGGTTGCTCCAGTAGTGCACAAAGCACGAGCGCCCGTGCGAGATAACCACTTTCCGACTTGGGCTGTAGAAGCGTTGGATCGGTTTTCCACTCTTGCCCTTGTGGACGAACGTTGCCCGACGATCCCCAATCAGTGCGACCCACCCCCGCTCAGCACACTGCCGGTAGACCTCGTAGGCCGCGTGCCCCGCATCAATGAACACGAGATTGGAGTGAACTCCGAAGCGCTTCTGGACAGCATCAATGTCCTCCCACGACAGCACCCGTTCGCTCCATAGCAAGCGAGACGAACCTTCCACTGACCAGGACCGCACCACTAAAAAGAAGTGGTCCATCTGGCAGTCCACCGTAAGGAACCTCAGAGGGATCAACTTTGCCCCTGATTCAAATGGCGGAGCAACAATGCGCCCAGAGCCGTCCACTGCCCCCTCGTCCTCCCACCCTTCCCCGAGTCGATAGCCACTTCGGGTGATATCCAGTTTGAAATCCTCGACGTACTCCCGCCAAGGCAACCCGAGCCGCTTCTGATAGAACTGTTGCAGCAGACTGGCGTCGCCCTTTCGTGCTGCCTGTTTTGCCCGCAGATACAACTCCGCAAGCTGCCCCCACGACATTGTGGCGATCGCGTTCCAGTGGAATCCTACGTTCTCGCGGGCGGCGCGGGGATTTTGAACGACGAACCGACCCGTTGCACTCAAGCGACGACGACTTTCATCCGAATCCGGGATACCCGCCCTGCACGAAGCACACAGCAACACCGTGGATGCCCGCAGCCGGGCAAAGTCGTACTGTTCATTCTCGTCCTTACAATCCTTGCTCCACTCCACGTTCTCCCAGAGGAACGGCTGACGGTACTGGCAGTGCGGACATTCAAACGTCCACTCCCGCTGATCAGTTGTTTCAAACTTCCGATGGAAATCGTCCTGTTCCTCGCCGCCCTGGCTCATCCAGATACATTTCCCAAGCCAGCCAAAAGCAGTGACCCGAGCCTCGGCTTCGGCCATGTGACCGGGAGGAAACTGCCAGCATTCATCCGCAAAGATCCACCGGATCGAACGACGCTGGAGGTTGGTTCGGTTGTGTGCTCCAAGCATCCACAACGTCATCCCGCTCGCAAAATGGATTGTCTGGTTCCGCTTCTTGTGCGGATTACCGGGAAAGCGGTCTCTGACCGGCTTACACACTTCAAACAGCTTCTGGAGTCGTGACTCGCTCTGGTCTTTGGCGTCCTCGTCCGTTTCGTTAAGCCACCATGTGGGGCCCGGTTCATAGGCGATCACGTAGCAAAGGCCTATTTCCCCTGCGAGAGTCTTGGATGCCTGTACCGCTGCCATGACGCAAACATGGCGCACTTTGGGATCCACGATCGCTTCTAACACCTCACGGATTTGGGGCGAGTTCTCCACGCGAAACCTCCCCGGCATAGGTGAGTACGGGATCGATTCAATGTGTTGCTCTGCCCACGCCCAAGGAGGCGAGCGATCCGGTGGTCGCCACGCATCCCTCCAGATGTCATCCAGTGTTACGGGAGTCCCGTTCATGCTGTTTTGCAAAATGCGACGATGCGTTCAATGACGGGTGTCTTGATCTGGTCATCCACCAGCCGGATCACCCGCCAGCCAGCAAGAGCCGCCTCAAGATACTTCTCAGCGTCCGCAGTAAATCCCTTCGGAGAAGTGTGCCGTCCCCGTACCCAGATCCCGCCTTCAATCTCGATGAGGGTACGCGAGGGCAAATGCGCGAAGTCCGAGCGCCACTTGCGGGTTGGGTGAAAGCGAAACTCCCTCTCAAGAGCTGGCCCATTCATCAGACGCCAAAGCCATTCGAACTGGGCTTCGAGTTTGGAGACCTTCCGGGCGCTCACGGTGTGACTCCTCCTCCCGAGTGAAGAACCCCGCAAACCTCATCAATCGCCTTCGCACACTCCTCGCGGATTCCCTGTGCGTCCTTACCGCTCAAGATAGGGGGGAGTTCGTTTTCAAATTTCGCACGCAAGAGCGCGA